CGACACATAGTTCTTGCCCTTTCATACGGTTAGCGCCGCAGGTGTCGTCATTGCCCATACATTTGTTGCCCCGACCCAAATATTCGCCGCTGGCAGCAGCCAACGGCGCATCGGCAACAGCGGAAAGCCTGTAGTGGTCTACTGGTTTGCCGTATAATGCGTATGTTGGGATTGAGTTGCTCATCATAATATGGGTATCCGTTCCTTAGGGTAAAAGAGATAATATTTTTTGATATGTTTTAGTGGTTAATTTGCCAAGTCCCATATCGGTTTTTTTAAGCAATTTACCGATAGGTTTAGCAACAGCCTTAACAGGTCTATGTATGGGTTTTGTAATTTTACCCGCAACCTTCATTGCTGCCCCACCACCCTGAGGTGTATATAGTAAAGCATTAATTACGTCACCTTTGGTTCCTTTGCCAGTTAAAATATTTTCAACCTCATTATATGGTAATATCCATTCACCAATTCCGCTTGTTTTTTGACCATAAACATCATTAGCGTAAACAATTCCTGGCGCTTTTCCACTTTTTATTAAACCAGCCAACTGTGCATCCAAATTTTCTTTACCAAAACGAACAACACCAGACAAATTTACCAAATCATTAAACGGTCCCCAGCCAGGTTTTGTTTCAATAATAGATTTAGTACGTTGTTCGTAAGCCTGTTTAGGGTCATTGGCAGCAGCCATTTTAGCCAAATCCAACGCAGAATTAACTTTGCGTTTATATCGTTGGTTACGAGGAGTAACCATTACTTCCTCTTTGGTGCTTTAGAACCTTTTGCTTTTTTTGCTTGTTGCGCTTTATATGCAGCAAATTCTTCACGAGTCATACCAAACGCATTACGTTCAACCAAAGGCACACTAGGTTTAATATTATAACCCTCGCCACCCTTGCCAAGAACTGCTCTTGCAGCAGCCACATCAGCAGATGTGGTCAATTTAACATTCTTAAGTTCCTCAGCACTATACTTTTTGGCTGACACAGACAAAGGTTTAACCTTTGGACGTTTCTTTGCATTTGCTTCTTGCGCCGCAACAAGTTTACGTTCAGAAGCCAAAGCACGTAAACGCTTCTCCCTAGCCTTAGCAGACTCAGGACCCTTCACCCTAGGACCAGTTGGTGTACCAGTACCTCTGTTTCGGGCGGCATCAGCACGTCTACGTTCCAAAGCCTCAAGACGCATCTTCATTTCTTTGTCCTGACGAACCTGATAATCCCTACGAGAATCCTTAGGTTCAGCACCTTTTCTAACTCTATCCTTTTTGGCACGGAAAGCCATTCTGCCAGCCTCAGTGTCCAACTCCTCTGGGGTCATCTTACCCAAATTCTTTAACCTAGTATCAACACCCCTAGATAGTTTATCCAAGTTTCTTTCAGCAAAAGACTTAATTTCTGATTCAACATTTTTACGAAGTGATTTAACTTGCGCAGGACTAAGTTTACGACCATCTTTCTGATATAGTTTAATAAGTTTATAAGTTTCTGTGTTAACTTGTTTGTCTAACATGCCACCTTGGTTTGCCAATAAACGAGTCTTGAAATCAACCGAGTTCATTTTCTTTGTCAAAGAATTACTAATCAAAGGATAACCCTGTTGACGCATCATCTGCGGAGTCATTCTTTCTTCAATTTTGCTTTTCTCTTTATTAAGGAATCGTTCTCGGTTTGCTTTCTTTTGTGCTGCTTTATCTGCTGCTCTTTTATCAGCACCCATAGCACGGCGTTCAGCATCAGCCTGCTGGTTAGCCAAACGACGTTCCGCCTTAGTCATCGGTTTAGAAGCAGGCTTACTTGGTTTGGGGCTTACTGTCTTTGCTATTTTGCTACTAACCTTAGGTTTTCCACCTTTGCCTAAAGCCTTTTTAACAGCAGATTTTGCTGTGCTGGCAAGTCTGCCAGCATCATCTGCAACATTTCTTGCAGCAGAGACAGCAGGTTTGCGGGCTTCTAAAAGTCGTTGAACAATAGCCTTAGCAATATCGTCCGCAGCAGAACCACCTCTAGCCATTACTTTTTATCCTTTTTGTTTCTGTTACGACCTTTTGATGTCGCTTTACGAGCCTCAATAATATTTCCACCATATTTTTCTTCTAAAGTTGCAGCCCATTTAGCCCTGTTTGCCGCTTTGCGTTCTTCACGTTCAACGGCTTTCATTTTGTTGTATGCTTCACGTTGCTTAGCCCAATTGTCACGATTGGCTTGACGGCGGGCTTCACGTTCCATTTTATCAGCCGCACCCGATTTTGGACTCTTAGGTTTCGGACCTTTAGGTGCAGGTGCTACAGCGCCAGCAGCAGGCGGATTTTTGCCACGACCACTCTTGGGTGGATTCTTAGGAAATTTAGATTTTGCCGCTGAAAGAATCTCTGCTGTTGTAAGGGGTTTGTCTTTTGCCGCTGGAAGTGGGACTCTAACTGTTGTACCACTCTTAGGTGGATTTTTGGGCAACTTAGGTTTTGCTGGTTTCACTGGTTTTGCTGCTTTACCAGTCATCTCAGACATAATCCTTGAGATGTCATCAGCCAAATTGCCACCAGCCTTAGCAACATCATCTAACACACCTGACCTTTTCAGGTTTTGCATAACTGCTTTTAAAATTTTGTCTGGGTCTGGGACCTTTGGCATAAAACTCCTAGTAAATGAAAATGGTAGGGGGCTTTTTTCCCCCTACCATATCACGGGTTGTTCCCAACCCACAACATAAACGCTATTAAGCGGTTTTTGCTGTAAGTTTGCCTTGCTTCTTTGCGTTGCGGCAAGTGAGGTTGCCGTAGCACATAATCAAAGCATAACGTGCATCCAAGTTTTCTGGGCGCACGAACTCTGTTTGCTGGAACCACTTACCTGAGTGACCAACAAGAGTGAGGTACTTGCTGTTGATGAAGTACATTACACCAGCGGTGCAACTTACGTCAAACACTACAGGTGCAGCCTTGAACAGAAGGTTCTGGAAACCAGCATCTGCTGTCTTGGCATCTGTGTAGCGCAATTGTGGTTGCAACAAAGCCTCGTACTTCTCAAACAATGTTTGAGTTGTAAGCACTAGGTCTGGGTGGTCGTTACCAACAGAAACAGTGTTGTATGCTGTTGCCATCTGAGCGATGGTCAAAGCACCAGCAGTGTTTTCCTCGTATGAACGCCAGTATTCGTTGCCAGCAGTTGCACGGTTAATGTTACCGACAGTTCCCGAAGCCTCAATGAGGTTACCGAGACCGTTCCAATCCTTGCCGCTGTTGCCAGTTCCGTCTGCGTAGAACATGTCGTTGAAACCTTCACGCATTGACTCCTCAGCCTGCATGATTTTGGCTTCCAACAAGTTGATGATTTCTTGTTCGCCGTTGTTCTTTGCTTCCTCAATGCCGCTGATTGCGATTGAAGCAGCGTACTGCTTCCATTCGTATTCTGCAGCAGTGATGCCTGTTTGTGCTGTCAACGAAATGGTGTCGTAACCTGAGTACGAAGCCACTGTTGAGTTCTGTCCGTAAATAAGCGGCTCAACAATTTTTGTGCCACCGTTAAGCATACGGATGCGACCCTTTGACATAAGGTGGTTCGTCAGAACTCGGTCTGTGAACACGTTATCTGTCAATTGGTCACGATAATTTGCGAGCGTTGTTGAAAGCAACGCATCAAAATTTACGTTAGACATTATAATCCTTTATAATAATAGTTGTTAAATGGTTAATTAGCACCCATTTGACGTTTGGCGGCAGCCCAAGCCTCGGAAACTGATTTAATTGGGGCAGTCTTGTCTGTCGTAGTAGAACTGGTAGCAGAGGAACCCCCTGAAACCACACTGGCAGCCCGTTTTGCTTCAAGCACACTTTCATCTGCTTGCTTCAAACGTTCTTTCGCTGCCGTTTCTAACTTGGACTGTGCCACAATTTTATCAAAAGCCAATTGCTTATACACGCCTTCCAAATCGGTTGTATTCATACGCAAAGCGGATGACACAACCTCTTTTACATCAAAATCACTATACTTGTTTTGCAAACCCGCAATTTCTTTTTCAATTTGTTGCTGATTCTGAAATTCCTCAAATGACGCTACACGTTTATCAAGTTCACGAATCTTACGTTCCTCTGGAGTTAAAGATTCTTCATCTATCGGGTCAACCTGTGGTGCATTTTGCACACCATAATGTTGAGACAATAAACTGAGTGTCGCTGCTGGATTATTCTCTAAAGCGGCTTGAAGTGTTGAAGCAAATTCTATCTTTTCACGTTGCTGAGACAATTCTTGCGTTTTCCGAGTATAATCGGCTTGACGTTGATAACCTGCAATAGCCTCACTAAGTGGGACTTGCAATTCCTCTCCATCTAACTTTACTGGAACTCTATGGTTAGAGTATTCCTGCACGTTCAATGTAGGTGTATCGGGTGTTTCTGTGACTACACTATCAGGTGTGGGTGACCCTTCAACTGGTTCCGCTGACTGTGTTGCGATTTCATCGCTCATATTTCTCCTAGAATCCGTAATGGTTGTTCTAATACTATTCTGGGCGTTCCCTAGACGGGGGGTATGGTGGATACCCCCCGCTGGTTTAGATGCGTTAAAACGCATCCTAGAGTGTCTGGTGACCTATTAGGCGGGTAGAGGTGGTTGCTGTTGTGCTGCTACTTGTTGAGCAGCCAACATTGCTTCAACTTCAGGGCTGGCAGGTGGCGCACCCGCAGCACCAGCAGGACCAGCAGGCATACCTTGTTGTTGCGGTGCAACATTAATGAACTCGTCAGGGTTTTTTACACCAAAACCCATCTGCAGCACATAAGCAGCAAGTTTGCCCATGTCAACAATACCTGCACCAGCGAACGGTGCAAGTGCATCAACCATTTGTAACGCCATTTGACGGCGGAACGACTCATTTGCTGGCTGTGTTGAACCTGCAGCGACCTCAAAATCAAAGTCACCCTGCAAATAGTCACGGTCAAAGTTCACCCAAACAGGTTCCCCGTCTTTGCCCATAACACGTGCCACCTGCTCACCAATCATATACTGTTGAGCCAACTGCACCATACGGCGACCAATTTCTGCAATAGCCTGTTCAACAGTAGCCAACTTATCTGAAGTTCTAGCATTGGCTGCATCCTGCATCAACGATGTTTCGGTTGCGGTGCGGCGAATCTCCGATACGCCGCCACGTTGAAACTCCGTGACACCAGAAATACGGTCAATGTCACCAACAATAAGATTGGTTTGATTATAGAACTCTGGCGGGTTAATAACTGCTGGGAAAGCAGAGACAACAGCGCCCAAACTTTCATCAGAAATAACAGGAACCATAACATTATCTTGGTCAGACTCTAACGCTGTGCGACCCAACTGGTCAAATGCGTTTTCCTTATAT